TAGCATTCGAGGGTCTGTAGACGACACTAGAGAGTATATTCACAAAGGCATTTCGACGAAGAGATTTGAACGCCAGTTCCGTCTGTCGGAGTATGTTGAAGTAATGGGAGCTGATTTCAGGAACGGATTACTTGCCATCCACTTGGAGGTAATAATCCCTGAAAGTCAGAAGCCTCGTAAAGTCGCAATTAATTCTGGTGTCACCTACCAATCGACACCGCAACTTTTAAACGAGGAGAGCAACAATGGAGAAGACCCGACCGTCATCTAAATTAGAAGAGATGGGTTGGTTATTTGCAGGACTATCGAGTTTATTCGTAGTCGCTGTCTGCCTACAACAGTTAGTCTAAACATAAATAAGGGAACTCCGGTTCCCTTTTTTATACATGAACATAAACCACTACAGACAAAAGGGTTGGGTCGTCATTGAGGACGCACTCAATCTACAAGAAGTCGATATGGTCAAACGCATCGGTGAAGAGATGCGTCTACATGCCGCAGATTACTCTACGTGGAGCGGAATATCTTGCGCAGGAAAATTCGATCACCGACTTTTCCAATCCTACACCAGTGATACGATGAAGGAACTCGCCCGCCAGATTTTAGGTGATGAGGTCTATCTATTCAATGACCAGATTGTCATCAAACTCCCCAACGACCGACTCCGGTTCGAACCCCACAAAGACAACCAATATGGTCCTAACAGTGATGGGTTTATCCACACAGTCAATATGTCGTGGATACTCGACGACTTCACTAAAGAGAACGGCACCCTTGAGTTACAGAGTCAAAACAACGGTGAGTGGGTCACTATATACCCTAAGAAAGGTGACATTGTAGCGATACAGGGAAACACCTATCACAGATCCGGCAAAAACAAATCGACCTACAGTCGAGGTCTATATGCTTGCGTTTACACAGAGTCCCCGATAAACCTTGAAGGATTCTACACCCAGAGATTCATATGAAAGTAGTTCAGATTGTCATAAAGGGAAATGCAGTATCGGAAGAGTATGCTGCACTTTCGAAGTATTCGTTCGAACGCGCATTGAGTGAGGGTTACCTCGATTCGATAGAACATTTCGACGCAATCACTCCCGACTCCGAAGACTTCCAAGAACACGTCGATCGATACACGTGGTCTCGAAGTTTGATGACACTGGACAGCAAGAAGTTTGGTCAACCCAAAGACGATCATTCGCCGACAGAAAAGGCTGGGATGTGTTCCCACTGGGAGATCATGCGTCAGTGTGCAGTCAGTGGAGAACGCGTATGGGTCATTGAACATGACACGTGGATGTTGGAGGAACGATACGAGTCTTTCAAGTCTTTAGTTACACTTGCGCCACACACTCTGTATGCGAACATTGGTCTGTTTATGGGGATGTATTCTCTCGACCCACGATTCTGTCACTGGGCGTATCATATGTTAACCATCAATGACTTCCCGATCAACTGCGGACCATACTGCGTACTCCAACGTCTTTTCAGAACGTATACCACTCATCACCTATCACATCCAGATATTGATTACTACGGAAAACACGTTACCGCTTTACACCCTTGGCACAACTGTGATACAATGGGTATTGGTCGTGAAATTGGGAAATTCTTTAACACAAATGATCCGTTGGATAGAGCACACGGGCTGCCCACACCCACAACTCAGGTCGTTTCGAAACGACTTGCAGTCACGCAGCATCACCACAGTTACAAACAAGAGTTGCAGGACGAACCTTGGAAAAGACACAAATTTTTTCACGTTATTGATTGACACCATCCCCACAATGGGATATAATTCATCCCATGACTAAATTTTATACATCCGTGTTGCGAATGGGCAACAACATACTGTATCGTGGTTACGACAACGGTCGTCAAGTTAAACTGCGAGTACCCTTTAAACCAAAACTATACGTCACCGGAAACTCCCCGTCAGACTGGAAAACTCTAGACGGTACTTCTGTTATGGAGATGCAGTTCGAGTCGATGAAAGAGGCGACAGAGTTCACCAAACAATACCGTGATGTCTCCAACTTCAAGGTCTACGGCATGACCAACTACGCGATGCAGTTCATCGCGGAGACATTTCCGAACGACATCAAGTTCGAACGCGAACACGTGCGGGTACTCAACATCGATATTGAGGTCGCGTCCGACCAAGGGTTCCCGTCGCCGGACGTTGCAGAACATCCGATCATTTCTATCGCTATCCGTAAGAACGACGGTACGTATTGGGTCTGGGGTCTCAACGACTACACGCCCACGCGTGAGGATGTTCTGTTCATCAAGTGTGACAACGAGGACGACCTATTGCGTAAGTTCGTCGACCACTGGGTCACCTACTCGCCGGACATCATAACCGGATGGAACACACGATTCTTCGATATCCCCTATATCGTTAACCGATGCTACCGAATGTATGGCGACGACACGTTAGTAAAACGTCTCTCACCTTGGGGTGCGGTACGTGAACGAATCCAAAAGATGAATGGACGCGACAACCAAGAATATATCATCGAGGGCATTGAACATCTGGACTATCTTGAGGTCTTCAGAAACTTCACCTATAACACTCTGGGACAACAGGAATCCTACCGACTCGATCATATTGCCCACGTCGTTCTAGACGAACGAAAACTTTCGTATGAGGAACACGGAAACCTACATACACTTTATCGCGAGGACTACCAGAAGTTTATCGACTACAACGTCAAGGACGTGGAGTTGGTACACAAGATGGATGAGAAACTTGATCTTATTTCTCTGGTTCTGACTATGGCATATCGTGGCGGTGTTAACTACGGTGATACTTTGGGTACCACTAATATCTGGGACTCGATCATCTATCGACTTCTAAACAAGAACAAGATCGCAGTTCCGCCTAAGACCGAAAAACCCAAGACTCCATACCCCGGCGGTTACGTGAAAGAACCGCAGGTAGGATCGCATGAATGGGTAACCTCGTTCGACCTGAACTCTCTATATCCCAACATCATTGTCCAATACAACATGTCCCCAGAGACAGTTATGGACGGTCTGGTAGACGCATCGGTAGAGTCTTTCCTTGACGGTCAACAGATCCAAGGTGAGGGGTTCTCTCTCGCGCCTACGGGTGTACGATTCTCACACGAACGCAAAGGTGTGATCCCGCAGATCATTGAACAGTACTACGCTGAACGTCGGATCGTTAAGGATCAAATGCTCAAGTTAGATCAAGAGTATCAGAACAATCCGTCCAAGTCTCTCCAATATAAGATCACTGCACTAAATAATCAACAGATGGCGATCAAGATCCTAATGAACTCACTCTATGGTGCGTTGGGTAACAAGTGGTTCCGTTACTTCGATCAACGAGTCGCCGAGTCTATCACGATGGCCGGTCAGTTGGCTATCAAATGGGCAGAGAGGGCCGTGAACTATGAGATGCGAGACATTCTCAAATCAGATGAGGATTACGTCGTTGCAATTGATACAGACTCCGTTTATATTCGAATGGGTGATCTTGTTGACCGTTTTAATCCCAACAATCCTGTCAAGTTCCTAGACAAGATTTGCTCCACACACTTCGAGAAGAAACTCGATGAGGCGTATGCGAAGATGGCAGACGCGACGGGTGCATATGTCAACCGCATGGAGATGGGGCGCGAGGTCATCGCAGACCGTGGCATCTGGATGGCGAAGAAACGATACATCCTAAACGTCCACAACAACGAAGGTGTCCAGTACGCAGAACCCAAACTCAAGATGATGGGGATCGAGGCGATCAAGTCGTCGACTCCGCAGGTTGTCCGTGATAAGTTCAAGGAGATTTTCCGCGTTATCATTGAGGGGACCGAAGACGACACTCAAGGGTTTATTCGTGACTTCCGCACTGAATTCAAGAGTCTGCCACCGGAGGACGTATCGTTCCCACGTGGTGTGTCCGATCTCGATAAGTGGATCGACCGTGAGAACGTCTTCAAGAAATCATGCCCGATCCACGTGCGTGGTGCGTTGACCTATAACAACGCAATTAAACAGAACGATCTCACCACACGTTATGAAAACGTGACGACCGGAACCAAGATCAAGTTCTGTTACCTCAAGTTACCAAACCGATTGGGACAGAACGTCGTGTCGTTCCCGCTCAATCTACCCCCTGAACTTGGTCTACACAAGTTCGTCGACTATGATATGATGTTTAGTAAAACCTTTCTTGACCCACTGGAACCAATCCTTGATGCGGTCGGATGGAAGGCAGAACCAGCCGCAACCCTTGAGGACTTCTTTGGATGAATGTAACAAAAACACAGATAGAACAGTATGGTAAAGTCTTTGAAGATAGGTCAGATTCGTTCGATGATTGCGGAGACTTAGATCTCTTCATTCATCGTCATTTAAGAAACAATTCCTACTTCAGAGAATATATTACTTCCATCGTGGGAGAAATGCCATTAACTGTACGTCGTCATGTAGATGGCCCATATGGCGTTGACTTGTCACTATTTAACTATGATACTGGAGAACGAGTTCTCGACATCGACCTTGAACGATGGAACAACTGGGGTACTGAGTGGCCAACTAACTATCGTTGGATACATGTTTTGGGCAGAAAGACAAAGTATGTCGAGTCCAATATCCCCTTTTTATTCTGTCCTATGAGCCGAAATCGGGATCGTTTTTTGGTTGTTGACACCAAAGTCATCAAAAAGTATCCAGTTAAGAATAAGTATTTTGTCAGTAAAGGTCATAGTGACAATGTTAGAGAAGTGCCAATGACTCAGGGATATGTCTTTGGGTCGTATACTCTAAGAGAAAAGTCTCTCTTTAAGACTTGGTCAGAAACAGTGAATCTCTTCTCTATAATGTGAATATTACCATAAAAAAGTTTTCAAAAAGTGTTGACTTATTTTCAAAGTGCGATATACTATGCCTGTAAATTGATAAGAGGACATAGTTATGGGTTATACAGCAATGGCGGTCACTGGTTCTGACGGTAACCGATTAGTATCTGGTTGGGATCTTGGTTCTTTGCGAGTTGAAGAGGACTTGGGTGGAGCATCTCCTGTGAATGGCGTGGTTGATTATGAGACTAGAGTCTACACCGTCTCTGAACTTCTAGGTGGTTTCAATGGAGTTAGTCGTCCGAATCGATTACCACGGAATCCCACTTATTATCAAGAGCAACAATGGCGTCAAGATGACGCACGATATCGAGCTCACATGCGATACAACCTATTGTTGACTCGTATGATGCATGAAGGTGTTGTTGATCTTTCATGCGAAGTTCGAGTTGGTCGATCGGAAGGTCGATTGTCTGCTGTCACTGTAGTGTCTACTGGTGATGAGTATCGTATGTTTGGCAACACCTACTACGGTCGATACCAGTCATGAACCGCAGTTACGTCCGTAGATACGTTCGGAATTGTGCCGAAGAACTGGGTCACTTGACTTACCGTAACCCCCCACGCGGTCATGCGTTTTGGCGATGTGAATTGACTGGTCGATCACTTCCCGATGTCGGTACTCCACGAGATGTCAATAATTTCTATAATGATTTCAATCGTCGTGCTCGTGCTCTCGTGCGTTTACGTCAGTCATTAGAGTACCTAGAGTCTGCATAAAATTAGTAATGTGAATGGGGGTTCATAATTTTCTTGACAGGGCCGTTTCCTTTTAGTATAATATGCAATATTAATGGGAGCACTATATGATTTTATCCAAGAAAGACGCTATGTGGGCGTCTTTGCAATTCATTGAATACTTCGAAAATTTTGAACGTATCGATGACTATTTTCGTGCGCGTAAGATTGAACGCGTTCGGAATATCCCAACTGCATTGCCTGGGTTTGATGTAGAGGATGATCTTTTTCAACAATTTGATCTGCATCCGCAAGATATGGATTTTAGAATTCAAAAACTCCCCAATGAGATGTTTGATATATTGTTGGAAAAGACGGCATCTTTCTCCCCAGATGAATCGCCGGGAAAGACACATAAAATGGTCGTCATGGAGAAAACCACAAACACCATTGTGGGGTTCATTCGTTTCGGGTCACCCCTGATAAATTCAAAACCAAGAAACGATTACCTTGGGGGTGTTCCAGATCTCGACATCTTTAATCGTCGAGCGATTATGGGGTTCAATATTGTTCCTGCTCAACCCTTCGGGTACAACTATCTTGGTGGTAAACTTCTTGCTGCTATTTGTTGTTCACATGACAGTCGCCGACTTTTAAACGAGAAGTATGATACAGAGTTTTGTCTGTTTGAAACCACATCTTTATATGGCAACCTTAAAGGCGCGTCGATGTATGATGGTATGCGACCTTATTTGAGATACAAAGGCGACACACAATCCAAGTTCCTATTGACCTTGGGTGATGACATCTATCCTCGCATGAGAGACTGGTTCGTTGAGAAGAATGGAGGAGAAGAAATCGTACCGAAGGGTGCATCGTCGCGTAAACTGAAAATGCAAACCAAGATGGTTGGAGTAATAAAGTCGTCACTGAAAAAACACGATCCAAAAGCATACGAGATGTTTTCAAAAAAAATTTCAGTTGCGGGTGATGTCACAACACAAAAACGTTTCTACATGTCCGAATATGGTTATTCGAATGTGCGTGATGTTCTTCTTGGAAACACTGATAAACTGGTCAAGGCGGAGAACTTTGATCGATTCGAGTTGGACAACGTCGTTAAATGGTGGAAGAAACTCGCGACCAAACGATACGAAAAACTAACACGAGAAGGTCGTGTTCGAAATACGCTCGAGGTGTGGAATCAAGACACTATGGACAAGATTGATATTATACGATGAACATTACTATTGCCAGACTCAGATCTTTTGTCCGATATGAGGGTCCATTACAAACCGTCCTTGACAGTTTTTTTGAAAACTACGTCAAGTGGATGAAGGCAAATCCACAACACAATTACGACACTTACAATTGTTCTTTGGATGGATCGACACCCAAAAGAACACCAGAGACCATTGAGTGGGCGGATGTCATTGTTATCCCCAGTGATAGTGAGTTCAGATATCACGGTGAGTTGCAGATGAATCCAAAAGACTTGGCGAAGAGTGAGTCGCACATCGAGAAGATTTCGCCTTACTTTGCGGGTAAGACCGTGATCATGTTCAGGAGTGATCGGGGAGATACCGAAGAATTGTATCGAAGTTTTTTGCCAGACATCAAACACTTCATTACGATCGATGAGATTGATTTCAGCGGAAACATTCATGGTATGAAATACCATTTCATTCAAAGACTCAAGAACCCGATTTCGGAAATGATGTACGAAGGTAAGAGCATTGATTTTGCGTATTGGGGAAGGATGAAACACGGGAACGACAGAGAGAAGACGATTCGTAAAATCTACAGGTCTCAGTTGTCGACTGTCATGGTCGGTGGATTTCCTTCTGGTGTGAAGAGACAGTCGAAGTGGATCAAGGATTGGAACAAACTATATCCGATGTTAGAACCTGCTCGTGCGACTCTGTGTTTCAACTGGTTGGATCCCCAAGCAACCACATCGAGATACCCAGAGGCACTATCGATCGGTATGATACCTTTCGTTTGGCGAGACTACGACATTAACAACACCTACAACATAGACCCTTGGCAAAGAGTCCAAACGTTCGAAGAACTTGAGGAACGCATCCTTGAGTTGAGGGACGAAGAAGTTCTAAACCAAAAATTGGAGGAGTACAGAAACAACTACTCTAAGGTACTGCTCACCGAAGACCAGTACTTCGCCGAATTCTCCGATCGGATGAATGAAATAGAAATGGTAAAATTACCATAAAAAAGTTTTAAAAAAGTGTTGACTTATTTTCAAAACTTGGTATAATAAGGACATAGAGTTGAGATTGGATAGAAATTTAAATCATGAAACTCCAATATGAAGGTTACTTATACAGATTCACACATCGTCCGACTGGGCGGGTGTATATTGGCATTCACAAAGGATTGATATCCGATGGATATAACCACTCCTCTACTTGTGAGGAATTTAACCGACTCTTGAGAGAGAGTCCTGATGACTTTGATTATGAAGTGTTGCTCACCGGAAGTTATGGTGCAATGAAAAATGAGGAATATAAAATGTTAAAAGAAGCAAATGCAAAATCTAACGTGATGTTTTTTAACAAATCCAACGGGTCTCCCGCAAGTAAGGAGTTCGATATGGAACGCGTCTTGACTCTCGCTGGAGAGATCAAGAAGATGAAGGGTAAACAGGAGATGGCATCTGAGGTTGTTAAGACAACATTTATTCAGGTACGTGCAGAAGACGATTGGACGCACAAACAGAATATCCAGAACGCTATCGATGAGGAATTTGGGAACACTGAGAAGTTAAAACTCAAGGCGGTTCTTTTAGAAGGATATTTTGAAGAAGGTGATCGAGACTTTGGTGTCGATGGTGCTGCTGGTATCGGTGGTAACCACTCTACTCGTGCAACTGACGGTTCAAAACACGGAATTACCCTTGAGGTGGTTCGAGTTCCCTTGTCAATGTGGGAAGGTCTGACAGATTCAGAGATTGAATACTTGGGCATGCTATTGAATGTTCAAGAAGGTAAGATTCAACCGAAGGTAAATCAGTCTGAAGATTTCTCCAAGATTGCACAGAGTCTCCACTATAACCACAACATCGATCTTGATTCGGATGCAATGGTCCTTGCTCTTGAGAAGTTCAATATCACCAAACGTCAAATCAACTCTGCTATAAACAAGGCGAAGAAAACAATCGAGAACGAAGAACTGAGGTTACAAGGCAAGAAGCACATCAAGTGGAGAGAGGGTGCCAACAAGAAAAAACTTTACGAAGAGATCATTCCATCTTACCAAGACGGTGAGACATATGTTGAACTTATCACAAGTGGTTCTGGTGGTTCGCTTCAGACCTTCATGTCTAACTTTGTCGCCGCACACAAAGAACACGGATACACGAAGGCGGTGTGCATCGTCTATCACCCAAAAATCTCTGACCATGATCAATGGATCGGCGCGCCAAAGTATATTGCAGACCGTGAAATGGTAGAGTTCTTTTTTGAAAAGTCTGGTTTCGAATACAAAGAAGTTGGTTTGAAACTGTTACAAGATCAGAAAGAACAACTTACTGTAGGATAATAGAGGGGACTTCGGTCCCCCTTTTTCTATTGACTCATACACTTAGTGTATGATATAATACACCTCATGTATGAACTAACTCTATTCAAAAATCAGTTTGATAACAAGACGCACCGGCGAACCACCTTCTTTAATTGGTTGGACTTCGTGGTGTGTCTTCGTGATTCCTACACAAAGCCGGGAGAAAAAGGTGGACCCAATAGTTCTCCTCTTCTTACTCCTGCTGTGTTCGACGTGGGTACGACGCGTAGTAACAAGTCTGTTCTTTATTGGAGTCCTT